GCATATTTCAAAGAGACGAAGGCAGGACTTTGGGCATATGCAAAGCTGGATCAGACTTTAGATTATCTGGTGGAACGCTTTGGATGGACATGGTTAGAACAACCAGAAGATGCATGGCGTAAAAAATATCCAAAAATCACAAAGAAGATCGATGAGATCGAAAGGAGATTAGATGAACTGGATAAAAAATAGACTGAAGGAAAGAACAAGTCTAGACGGTGCTGCACTCATGGTGCTTGGTGGTCTAGTTTTGTTTATGGCTCCACTCGCTAAGATTGCTGCAGGTGTAGCAATTGTATATGGTGCTTGGACATTGTGGAAAGGCGAATAAATGGCAGCTGCAAAGACACTAGAACCTGATTCCATATTTGCACATCTCGATGCAGATGGTGATGGGATCATTACTGACGAAGAGATGGCTCGTGCAAAAGAGATTGCCGAGTTTGAACACAAAAAGAATATGCAAGAGAATGAGGATAAAAAAGAAGATCAAATACGCGCTATGGCTTGGTTTGCTCTCTGGGGTATGCTTCTATATCCAGTTACAATCATTGTCACTTCTTTGATAGGACAAGAAACTGCAGCGCAATTGGTGAGTGACATTGCACCCACCTATTTTGTTGCTATTGCTGGTTTAGTTGCAGCATTCTTTGGTGCTCAAGCTTACTCAAAGGGTAAAGCGCCTGAAGCTAAAAAATAACTAAACACCAAGAATACGACGGACGGCAACTAAGTCGTCCGTCATGATAGACCCACCCTGATTGATATGGTCTACAATTTGTTCAAAATAGAATTGAGAATCAGGTTCATCTTCCAAAGCACGAACACATGTTTTAAAGAAGTTACGAAGACGCATGTCTGTCGTACCATTATCTAATGCAGCAGGTTTCCACTTACCAACGCGTTGATTACTCATATTCATTCCTCCATAATATATGTTAGTATTCTATACTAAATCAAATGGAATGTAAACAGTTAATTAACAGCTTCTAGCTTTTTTATTCCCAGTGCCCAATTTTCTGCAGCATCTTCTACGTAGCGCATAGACTTGTTAGGAAAATCTTCTGTAAAAAACATTTTACCATTATTATCAAAGTATTTAATATAAGCATACTCTTCTTTAAAATCAAAATGAATTTCACAGTAACCTTCATCATAATCTGACCAGTAAGTAGAAATCTTCTTGCCCATTATTCCTCCACAAAATTTGTAATAGCTGGATAAATTCTTCCTATGGCTTTAGCTATTTCTCTGGCCAATCCCATATGTTCTTTTTGTGTCCCATTTGCAGAACGCAGCTCGATATAATGTATCCAAGAGCGAATGGTACCATTAACATAGAGCCGAGAAACTGTGTTGCCTTCTGGCAAGATTGCTCGGGCTTGTTCTTTTGCAATTCCTCGTTCGATTGCTTCATTATAGATCCTTTTTACTTGGTCAATAATCAAATTTTGTTGAGCGTACCACCAAGCTCGTAATTCTGAATCATCAACATCAATACTATTTTGACGATTCTTAGTGTCCTGCAGACGTGCTTCTCTTAGAATAAAATCATTATCAAGATCATTAATATTAGCATACCGCTGAGAAAACTCTTGAAATGAAAACGATCGGTGGCGGAGAAGCTGCCTTGCGATGTCTCTTGTCGTTTCGATTTCGATGCAGGCTGATGCCATTTCAAATGGTGACCAGTGTTTGTGCTTGATGAGATAGTCAAGTAACTTTGCTGTTGTTTTGGTGTTAGCCTGGTTCGATGGATTGGAGACACGGGCTGCATACGCGATGAGGTCTTGGATGTTGTCGAGTCCCATAATTCCCGGTTCACCTGAGTGTACATGGGGAAAAGGTTGTGAGTATGAGATAAGACGTGCATGCATTATTTACCTTGACCTCGATATTTTTTAAAAGAACTTTTTTTGCTTTTATTCATGGAAGACGTTTTTACGTTTCCATTACCAATAGATGTTTTTTTATTGCCTTTTGCCATTAGTGTAAATATCCTTTTTCAATTGTTGCAATATCATTTTTTAAATCGTACATAGCATCTACTATTTTATTATAGTCTTCTTCAGATAATGATGTTTTATATAAACTAAATCCTATTGTTGTCATAATAGCTGCTACCATTAAAACATCAAAGTTTTCTAGTAGCTCATTAGTTAGCGAAATATATTCTTCATAAACAGCTTCAAATTCTTCTTCATCATATTCCATATTATTGTTCATCTCTTGGAATATAAATGCAATCCATAGCTTGATTAGCATCTGTCAATAAAACTTGAGCTTCGCTTCTTGCTTTATTACAATCTAATTCTCTGTAAAACGTTCCGAGGTGATAGTATTCTACACCACCGCCAGCAACTAATTTTAACCATATGAGTAACCACATGTTGCCTCCTATATTTTAAAGTCTTTAAATCTTTCATTAACCTGAGACTTATCAAATGCCGGTGTATCATCAATAAGGTTGTCTTGTGGATTATCGATGTCGAACAGTCTCATTCTAGATCTATCTATACCTACCGCAAAACGTTTTTTATGATTAGGATCATTATATCTGTTTTTAAGTTGTTTAACCATAATCTGACCTAATGCTTCTAGCTCTTCACTGGAAACAAGCGCGAACATAAGATCTGCTGTGGCTGGTAGACCAAACGACTCTGATGTATCCTCTAACCCAGGATCCGACGAACTATAACCACTACGCGTCGTCTGAGTCGCCGATACAATCGGCACATCGAACTCGACCGCAAGGCCTCTGAGTTCTTCCGCAATCGCCTTAATATAAGTGTAAGAGTTAATAGCACCTCCCATACCTTTCATTCTACTTGATGCACAGATATTCAGATAGTCAATGAATATCATATCAGGTACAAAGTTCTTTTTCAGTTTTAGTTCATTTAATAGTGCACGGAAGTGACCAGTGTGAGCTGAACCAGTAGGATACTCTTTAATGATAAGCTTACCATTAGTGCGAGAAGCAATCTCGTCTACCTTTGATGTCAGCATATCTTTCGTGATATTCTGCAATTGATCTAATGGGATATTTAATAGGTTAGCATCAATGCGTTCAGCAATACGTTCCTCTGCCATTTCCATTGTAATGTACAAAACGTTTCTACCTTGTACCAATACATTACCAGCACAGTGACACATAAACAATGACTTACCAACACCAGTGCCAGCTAGTGCAATATTTAGGGTTTTGTTAGGTAAACCACCTTTAGTAATTTGATTGAAAAAATCAATGTCAAACGGAATACGTTCTTCATCTTCATGATAGAATTCATAACGCTCATTGACGTTCTCAATATAGTCGTGACCAATATTCGTATCAAATGAGACAGCAAGTGCTTTTGATAATAGATCGGGTAAAGCATTCTTTGTAAGTGACTTATGCTTACCATCAATGATAGAGATAGACTCCATAATTGCGTTATGAATTGCACGGTCTTGGCACCACTTTTCAGTAGTATCTTCTAACCACTTTTCATCAGACGTCTCTTGTACAAAGATATTAGGCAGAATCTCCATAGCTGCCTGGTACTGATCGTCATTGAACTTATCGCTATTGTCAATCTCAATCTTAAATGCATCAAGGTTAGGCAGCTTATTGTACTTAGCAACAAACTTACCAGCCTCTTTGAATAGTTGATTATAGACACCTTGAAAATATTCAGGCTTTATAAATGGTAGAACCTTGCGCATGTAAGTTTCGTTTGTAAGTACATTACGAAGAATAACTTGTTCTACGTTACTCATTCATTCTCCATTTTATTAAGATTATCAATCATGATACTTTCTAATATTTTACCAGCAAACCATTGTAGGTCAGTATTATCTGGAGTTAGATCAGGATCGGGTGATGAATGTAGAGTAAAATCAAACTTAAGACTATCTTCCTTTTCATCTATTTTAATATTACCAAAGCTTATAATAGATTCAATAAATTCACCTTCCTTGATTCGAATATGCCAATGATCATCATCACCCGGTGTCAGCTCAAACTCTTTATTTTCATGAAACATGCCTGGTATTTTAACCATAATCTTCCTCCACAATCTCATCCATTGATACTTGATCTTTATGCCCAATAGTATATTGTTTCTTTATAAACTCTTTAAAATCTGTGTTTGTAAAAATAGGTTCCCAAAAGTCATGCTCTAAAGTTTGATCATGCCTAACTTTGCTACCAATTTCACCTGTCTCCATATCAACCGCTGCATACCATCCATTCGAAGGCTTAGTAACGTACCCACCAGCAAGAGCCACGTCAAGCAGGCCAGAATAACTGCGAACACCACCGTCCCAGGAAACAGTAATAGGAATCTTAGACTTTTCTTTAACATATCTACTCTTCTCAACGTTAATAACAAAGTGATAGCCTTGGATCTCAGTACCTTTTTTATCTTGTTGTCTACCTAGAATCCAGATATTGTCAGCTGAATAGTAAATGCCTGTACCACCACCAACAACGGCTTTAGGGAATAGACCGATCTCCATATACGTATGGTTC